CTCTAGCGAAAGATCTGAATTTGTTGGACCATCGTCCAAAATGCTTTTCTTACAAGAGATAGTAACTACCGTCATCATAAGGAGCGTTAATAATAGATTTTTTAATTTTCATTATCTGAATTTTTTATGATTGTAAGATGGCTATTTATCACAAAAAACTATTACAAAAAATGTAATATTTCGAATACAATACAATAAAGCCTTTTAATGTTGTACGTATTATTAGAAATACATAACTATTTTAACAGATATGACAATACGACCAATAGCAAACCTATATATCATAACCTTGTCTCCAAAAAAAGAAAATCAGCAGTTACTTTGGTTCAGTCACTATGTCCCCACTCAAAGCAACGATGTTAGTTGCCGTTACATTGGCCTTATAGCGTTCATTGGAATTCGTTTCCTGTCCAACCGTGCAGTTGAAATTGAAGATGATAAGTTATTTATTTAAACGTTACTTTACTTCCTAAAACCCATTTATCAAAGCTTGTACTGTCAACGCCAAATGAGCGCACCTCGTATCGATTAGCAACCCAAACTGTAACCTTTGCATTTTCCCATTTGTGATGGTGTTGCGCAACAACTGTAGTACGAGGCACAATGATGCCAGCTTGATCTTTTACCTTGTAACCCTCGGTGTGGCATCGATGCCCGGCAACATATTCCTTTTCTACTATCCGGCCTGTAAATGGTTGCGGTGTGCAGGCTGAAAGGAATATAGCGATCAGCATTAGGGTAATTAATTTTTTCATTTTATGTAAATTAAATTGATCTGAATTGGTACTTTTGCGGCTTATTCAAATGGAAAAGGCAAAAGTAATTTTGTTCATTCTTCAGGTGCTGTATTATGCACTGGGAATTATCGTTTCATTAACGGTATTGTTGTAAAACAAGGCTTCGCGAACTCCGGAAGATTTTAGAATCACCGTCTGGTAATGCCAGTAAACCATGAGATAGACCAAAACTAACCCTCGGGTGATTTTTTTGAGGGGGCGGCAGCAATGCTTAGCCCCTATTTTTTTTACTGCTCCCCATTTCTATCAGCCATATCAAACTCTTTCGGGTTATAAGCTGATCCATTAGCCTGTTTATTCAACCTAGCCAATTCCTCCTGATCAATCATACCCATGTTGGGTTTATACTTAGCCGCTAGGCTGACCGCATCTTGGAGATTTTCTTTTAGTTCGCGCACCTGGCGCTGAAGTATTACTGTTGTGTTCATTATGCTGCTCTTCTTCTCTTTAATTTGGCGTTGTGGGATAGACGCTTGCGGTTGCTTTTGCCTTTGCGCTGCGACTTACCTGCCCACATTGGCGAAGCGAATTTGTTGAAGTTGTGTGTAACCTCATCAACTTTGGCATTGATGTTTTCTGTAGCCTGAGACTTACCCGACAATCCCATTAATGCCGCCATAAATCCAAGGCCTAGCATGTTTTTAAATCCGAATTTCATAATATAATTTTAAGTGTGTAATAGATGATTGTAATTGCGTTTATCAGTCCGATTAATATGACTGCCCTCCAGATTGCGCCTGTTGTGATTTTCATACCGTGTACACCAGCTCCTTACCGGTTAATGCGAAGTATAAGTTTTGTAGTTGGTGGAGGTGGTAAATATTCCAAGCAAAGAATTGGATGCTACTCGTATTGTTTATTCCAATAAACCACCAGTCATCTTGCTGTTCAATCACATATTCTACACCATTGACCCCTGTAAAATTGAATCGTTCGTCGGTTGAAGTATATCCCAGGTTGCACTGCCAAAGAAGATCTTCTGTTATTGGAATACCTTTGATATTTTCCAGCATTATTGTACTTTCACCCAAAGCGAACCAATCTCGATCAGTCCATTTAAAAATGCCCTCATGGTTAGCGTAATTCCATTTGCCATTGTGATTGTAATTGGCATTTAGGAATAATTCATTTGCGTTTATCATATAGTTGTTGTTAAATAGGATGCTATGGCAAAGCACACCCACCAAAGGATATGCTTTGCGTTTGTTGTGTTGGTGATGGATTGGTGCAATAGAATGGTGCCTGATATCTATTTGTAACTTTATAATCAATCAATGCCTGATCATATGCCTTTGCAGCTTCCAATTCACTGTGGAATCTACCAAGTAATATTTTTTTGCCATTTACACCGATATCAGCTCTGAACTTATTTTTTGATTTAGAAACACCTGTGTATTTAGATGTAAAAGTTTTTGCAGTTGTGGTCCGAACGCTATGAGTTTTATTCTCGCGAAGGTTTACCCATTCTAAATTTGTATAGTGATTATTTGATGGATTAAGATCTCTGTGATTTATGTATGACTTACTTTCTGCGTGTGTTTTTTCTTCGCCATCACAAATGAAAGTTGTCGCTACTAAACGATGAATGTTTCTGCTTTTAATTATACTTTTCTTAACACCCTCAACGTAAACTCTAATGATGCCTATACAATAACCATCTTTGTTCTTTTTATCGCTAATCAGCCTTCTTTTTCCGTTTCGCTTCGTTCTAATAAGTCTACCATACGATGAAATCAAATAGTCATTCTCATGATGTTTAAGTTTCTTCCAAAATTCATTTCTCCACTGAAAAAATCTAATTTCAGATATCGGCATTAACGATAGTTGCAGGACTTTTCCTAAGTAAATCATTTTGTAAACGTTTTAAAATGTGGTAAAAAAACAAGTAGCAGGAGAACCAATCCTGCTACTGCGCCAAGTCACACGTAGTGTATCTTGACTAACCTAAACCTCAAACTAACCTGCCCAACTGGGCGAGTGTGAACACACGCAGGCCGCCACTATGGCTGCTTTCCTTTCATGGCATCACCTTTTCGAGTGAATGTGTAAGTGTCTTTGCAAATGGGGCTACGTATTACCGCCATCATTCTGAATACTCCACGGCTTTTATTCTAGCTTATTACCGCTGTAGGCTTATAGCCCCATTTGCATCTATGTCTTGCCAACCCCGATCAGGATACCCAAGTGGGGTTGGTCTTGTTATGGTGCGGACTATTGGCACCCTCACATCTCTCAGCTGCTCGTTTCTAAATGTACTCGTCTAGTCCTGGTGGAGCACCCGCTTTCGATGCTATGCGCTGGTCTGGTTACCACGCCGTGCCCCATGTAGCGGTCTTTCCCGCTTGTCACAATTTTAAGTCAGTCGTGCACTCTCAACCCGTGGTCTTGAAACGGTTCTGCTTGCGCATTGTAGCGGGGGACAGACTCGAACTGCCGACCTTTGGGTTATGAGCCCAACGAGCTACCAACTGCTCCACCCCACAATAAATATTTTTATATCTTAGTTCAACTAAACCACATAACCATGCACCTATTATTCATTGGCACACCTGAAATCATAATGTTAGTCGTTTTCTTGTTACTCGTTTACGGCTTCTATAGACTGATAAAGTATATGGTTGGCCGGTAGTTAAAAACAACCGTGGCGACCTCTCACAATCAACCACGGTATCTAAATTAACGCCCTCAACGCCCTAAACCCAAGCCTATCTAAAGCGTTGGGTTTTCAGGTTATTGCCTTTAGGTAGCTAGAACCGTCTAATTTCTATTTGTGTTATTTATTAAAACTCTGCTGCAAGTATCCACCACTGGATAAGGTTAGACCCCTACCTCTGCAACGCCAAAGCCACGACTTGTTTCAGATCGTGGCGGATTAGTAGAATGACTTCAAATAACGTTTAGCATCGGTGTTTTTCCCTTTGCTTATGCTAAGATATAAATAATATTCATATTATGCAATTTTGCATAAGTTATTTTAAAAATTATTTCTTAACTACTAATTGTTAAACCGTCTTAATTCTTTTGGATTGGATGCCCAGATAACATGCATAAAAAAAAGCCACCCGTTGGGCAGCTTCAATCTTGAAATACATTCGTTTTATTTTATGTAATGCACGTACAAGTAGTCATATTCAGTTATACCAGCTTGGCGGTTATAAAAAGCAAAGCCCGGACCGTAGTTTACAACATACTCGCATGACGAAAGTAACGTGTTATTCAAAAAGAAATAGACTTTGTTGTTGTATTTTCTGATCTTAACAACGCCCTCCATTGGAATATCAATTGGTGATTTTGTTGCCATTTCTCTAATGAAAGTGACTCCATGATAATAGAGAAATTTATTATCTTCTAAACTCATGGCATGGAAACTTCCGAACCCTGATCCATCTTTGGCACCCCAGTTGAACTGAATCCTTCTATTTACTGAAAGATATTTAAATTCAATCTCATAATTTTTGGTATGGTCAAAATTTATCGAAGTGGTCCACCCATATGAGCTACCATAATCTGAAGTAAGTTTGTATTTGCCGCCAGATATTTCCTGTTGATCAACATAACTCGGTCTTCGGCCCTGCACTAGCCATTTGTTTGTGTTGTCATTAAAATCTTCTTTAAAAGCTACCGTGAATTGATCGGCTGGGATTCCGTCACCCTTGTCGTATTGCGCAATTACAGGTGGAGTTGGTACTACAGGTTCATTCTTAGGTTTTTTACAACTGATCATACTGGTGGCTATCATCACCACATATATGTACTTTCTCATTTTAAGCTTAATTTAGAGATTGATGTAACTGATTTGAAGGTAATCTACTTGCATTTTACCTTTCTCGAAAGAATAGTATCCTATGTTTTGCCCCCTATGAAAGATATATTGTCCTTCATAAACTAAATTGCCATTCAGGAAAATGTAATAACGGTCTTTTACTCTACGGATTTTCAACGTGTTTTGAGTTAAAATTTCCACGTTTTTACCCAATACAATATATCCACCGTTAAATTCATTGTTGGCATCAACTAAATCCATTCGGTTGGTTCCAAACAAAATACGACTGCTTTGTCTTCCTGGTGCAGAATTCCACCAAAATGCAAAAGATTTACTTTCATTGTTAACCTTCGTTTCAATTTCCCAATCTTTGGTTTGATCAAAGCTTATTTTGTCTGTAGTTCCGTTGATTGTATTGACAACAGGATTGCTGAAGGTGTAAAAACCATCAGTAATTGCCACGGTATGGCTATAGTTTGGACTAGGAGCCTGCAACGTCCAGGCGTTTCGATTGTCAACAAAATCTTCTCTAAAATGAACTGAGAATTTGCTGGCAGGAATGCCAGTCGATTTGTTTAATTCGAACACCTCCGCAGGCACAGGTTGTGGTGCTGGTTCAGGCGTTGGAGTCTTTTTCTTGCAACTTGTCAAGGCCGCAGTTACCATCAATAAGTAAAAATATTTTTTCATATTAGAGCGTTACTAAATTTTCGCCCAAAAATATCAAAATAATTGGGAAATAAAATTATTCAACAACTTGTGGTTTAGCTTTGATTCGATCATTAGCTTTCGCATATTAGTGGAAACTTAAACGACTCTCATGCTGAATGAACATAAATCAAAAGACCTTATACTTAACCACCTTATTAACGGCCTTCAAAGAAAAGGCAATTATGCTGATTCAACTGAACTATCTAATCAACTAAATCTTGATTATGAAGATACGGTGTATTTGATTGATGAACTTGGCCACTCTGGGTATATTAGAGTTCAAGATGCAACAAACGCCGCTACCGGACCTATTGGATTAAGGTTAGCTACTATCACAGCTAAAGGAAAATCATTTCTGAAATATGGAGGATATTCAAAAGTCCAAGCTGGAGAGAGGCGTGAAAGAATATGGACAATAGTTAAAACTGTAGCAGGCACATTAAATGCAATTGTAGTAGTATGCATAGCAGCGTGGGGAGTATATATTCAAGCTGAAGCTAATAAGAAGCAAGAAAGATTCAATGATCGCGAAGAAATCAAAAGCTATGTACAACTTTTATTACCTATTTTAAAAGAGCAGGTAAAGAAGGTAGATACTATAAAAGTCACACCTCCCGTACCTAAGAAGTAATGAGACCGGTTGTATCCCTATCAGCTGACCTCGCCGCCACTTCAGCTTCAATAGCCAACATCTCTGCTTCTACATCTGTCACGGTACCAATCATTTCAATGGCTGTTTTCATACTAACTAAACCGGCGCCATAAAGTGATACAACATTGGCGTAAATCTCACTTTTGTTTTTGGGTAGTTCAATGGTGAACTTTGGTTTCATCACCAGACTAACCGATGGCTTAACGGCTACATTGATCTGAGCCATAGCAGACTTCAGGAAATTCAAGTTGCGCTGGTGAAAAATACCAATGCTCCCTTTATGCTTACGCTTTGCTTTGTTGGTGCTTGGTAGCAACATCATTTCAATTGTAACACCTGGAAGATCACCAGAAATCTCTTCAAACTTTAAGTCTGGTGTAGCAGTTTCAATGAATACATCGGTACGTAAATTCTTACGCTCATTAACAACACTTTCCTGCCCACCTTTAGCTTCAACGTACTCTAATTTAGCCCCGTTTTCAAGCTTCATTGTTTTACGGGTGTTCGCTCCACCACCTTGAGCCGCTGTTATCTCACCATAAGCGGCAAGGATAGGAAAGGCACTTATTTGATTCTCATCAGCGCTATCACTATCAATCTCCTCCAGTCGTTCTATCTTAGCATCTACATCAGCCCATTCAGTTCGCTTTTGCTCATCCAAGATAAAATTAGCTTTGCCGTATGGAATTGTAGTTGTCTTTTCAACAACCCAACCTGTATCGTTTTGAACGAACGTTAAATATTTATCAGAAAGATAAAGGTCCATCTTTTCAACGTCCTTATCACCTACTTTAACTTTGTACTTACGAGCGGCACCGATCATATCCTTATACTGGTTTCGTAAAGGGATAATCGTATCGCCATCTTCAGGCGACATAATTGTGCACCGCATACGGAATTTACTCGATCCCCCTGGAATAATATCATCCCAATAACCTTCCTCAGCTTCCTCACTAAACCAAACCACCATTACAGTAAGATAGCGCTGTTTTAATCGCTCGATCTCCATGGCCAGATAATCAAACTTATTATCCTCCAATGTTTTCTCAACCATGGCCCGCATAATTGGATCAGTTGCATTTCCTTTTCTTGGAGTGCAATCAATGCCAACACCTGCAGAAAGCGCAAGATCAACTGACCAATCAATGATAAGCTTTTGTGTAGCCGATGGAATGCGGTGAACCGGCTTTGTTTCGGTTCGGTACTTTTCCTCTCCCCTTTCGTCCTTTTCTCCGGTTGGAACATCAACTTTCCTATCAGCACGATACTGTTTATCGGTTACGACCTTATGCAACTCAGGCTCCAGGTTCAACGCATCTTCCGGTATCTCTGGCGCTAATGCTGTAATCGCTTCAACAAGTTTCTTTGGCTCTGATAATAAGTCGGTGATTTCCTGTAATTCCATTATAGCAAAAATACCTTACAGAAAATATCGTAATGGATATTTTAATTTACTAATAATGATTAGTAAATTAAAATCTATTTTCTTTATTATTGGCGATTCAAAAAAATATGTCATGAGGATATTATACGTAAATAATTTTAGAGGTTTTCAAGAAACTATAATACCATTAAATAAGGTAAACTTTCTAGTTGGCGAAAATAGTTCCGGGAAAACATCTATCCTTAAGTTATTAAAAGTTATATCTGGGGAAGAATTTAGGTATAGTCTAGATTTTTCATCATCCGTTGTCGATCTCGGTAGATTTGATGATATCGTGAATAAGACAGATTCTAGTGGAAAGTTTTTTGAAATAGGCATGATGATGAATGCGAATGAAAGCTTCAGAATGTTATCTTCAGAAAATGAAAATGACAACAAAAATTTATACTTCATAAAATTTTTGTTCAAAGAGATAGATGAGAAAATCAAACTATCGGAGTTAAGGGTTAGGAACCGAACTTATGAGTCACTTATAATTTATAAAGATTCAGTATACCAATACGTGTATAAGGAAATCGACGAGGCTAGTTCGGAATCAGAAACGCCAAACAACTATACTTCTGATTTCTATACTTGGTGCACAAACCCTTCAACACTGTCGAATAGGAAGCGTTTTTCAAAAACTGAAGATCAACATCATTACCGATCTTCATACACAAGATTTGTTTTTATGTCTATATTCTACGAAATTTCAAAAAAAATTAAGACAAAAAGAAAGTCAAACGACCAGAATTACAATGGATATGATGATTTCATTTACATAATGGACTCGATGTTGCCTCCATTGAAGTGGATTGCACCTATACGAGCCGAGCCAAAAAGGATATATGAACATATGGAGACGAAAGACAGTATTGATGGCTCACATGCTCCACAAGTCTTAAGAGATATACTTCTTGGAACAAACAAAAAAACTTTGCAAAAATTTAAGCATTTCATAGATAAATTTGGCGCTAATAGTCACTTATATGATGAAATACGTGTTAAAAAATTTGGTAGCGAAAAATTTGCCCCTTTCGAGATACAGGTTATTTTGGAAGGTAAAGCTTATGCGATATCTAGCGTTGGATACGGCGTTTCTCAAGTTTTACCTCTACTTTTAGAAGTATTCGATGAAAAAAACACTTGGCTTGCAATACAACAACCAGAGGTTCATCTGCATCCGAGGGCACAAGCTGAATTCGGAGAACTATTATTCAACTCTGCGAACGAAACAGATAAAACATTTTTTGTCGAAACACATTCTGATTTCACTCTAGACCGATTCAGATTTTGCTTGAGTGAACAAAAAGATGTAAAATTTGAAACTCAGGTGTTGTTCTTCAAAAGAACAGATAACAAAAACACAGTGGAGGTTATTCCAATCGATTCTACAGGAGCTTATTTCAACAGTTCTAATGATACATCTTTTAGAGACTTTTTTATTAACGAAAGTATTAAACTCCTAGGAATATAATGTGTATAGTTGTTGATACGAATAACCTCGTAAGAGTTTTTAACCCTAAAAACACTGATCATGATCAGTTTGAACCAGTTTTTAATTGGATCATTAGAGGATCAGGGAAGTTGGTTATTGGGGGATCTACTTTTGAACAAGAAATTATCCTGAATAAATGGTTTTTACCATTTCTAGGTGAATTAAGTCGAAGAGGTAAAGTTCTCCGCATACCTTCGGATAAAGTAGATGAATTAAGAGACAAAATAATTGAAGAAACAGAGCAACACAGGGATTTTGATGATCAACACATTGTTAGCTTGCTAGCACTATCTGGTTGCAAATTAATATGTTCCAGTGATAGTCGTGCTTACCCGTTTTTCGTCAAGTCGGACTATTACAATTCTGGACACAAACCGAAAATTTATTCATCATCGAGAAATAGGGACCTACTAGTGGATAGCAATATTTGCGACCGTTGCAAGCCTAATGTAAAGCTGAATAAAGTAACAGTAGATTTTTTGGCTACCGTTCGTGATAAATGCATTGCAAAATAAACCCTACATACTAAGCGCCCTAACTCCCAATCCTTTTTTCTTGTTGATGAAGGCAAGGTATTCGGTATGAAATGCTGACACTATAAAATCTTTGAGAGTATCGGTTAAGTGGCCATTTTTTTCGTATGATAAACCTTCGATGGATGCATGCTTGGTCCTAACCTTCAACATGGATCCATCTTTGTCAGTTTTAGTTTCAATGTAATCGTTTATACTTTTTCGGCAATGTTCAGCAATCTCAAAAGATAGACCCGATATTTCTCCGGCGAATATCGCATTAACGAAATCGGCAATGGTCGATACTACAGGAGCGCTGCTAAGCATCTTATCATCAAATTTAAAACCCTCATTGCTCATACCTTCGGTGAATAATTGAAAAAAGCTTTTTTTATCATCTGAGATCGTATTTCTTGCTTTAGTTGATTTATCACCGTATATCATAACCCTTTGAGTGTAATCAATGGATTTAAGCCATTCACCAACGTTCTTACCTGCCTTTGTTGCAGTATTTATTGGATCTTCAGCTGGCAACTCATGAACCTGGCGAATGATCCACCCATCGCCATTTTTAATTAGCTGCCAGACTGAAACAGCAATGTATGGGTAAACGTTATTATCGATCGATACATGGAGCATTTTTGAAGGATCAACATCAAGCGGTCTAACATGATCACTCAATTCGAATTTTCTTAGAAACTCACCACCCGTTTTCAATTGCACATCCCAGTTTCCCTCAACATAAACCTCATATTCGTAATGGTTTAAGTTTTCCCTTAAAGATGGAAGGTAATGCGGTTGAGCTTGCAAAAGCGGTAAATTATCATGAATTCTGGACTGAATGTAATGCCATGTTGGTTTCAAAGTTCCTTTTTTCCATGGAGTATAGACGCTTTCCTTAACCCATCCCTGAGTAGGATTACATGTAGCCATAACTATTGGCTTTGGCTGAACGATTAGCTTTGGTATGACGTATGAACCGGCACGCTCAAAAGCTTTGAATAAACTCACCTGTTGGCATTCGTTTATTTCCTCAAATCCAAAACCATTTACTTCAAGTCCTTTCCATCGATCCAGTTCTTTATCCTGAGCATAGTTTTCAGGAAAGAAGATTATCTGGCTGCCATTTTTCATGGTGACTGTATGAGTTTCGTTGTTCATTTTTTCAATGAAAGTATCAGGCTTAATTTTATTCCAGGAAGGATAAAGGTTTTTCTTTATAGTTGGTAGGTTTTTACGAACAACAGCCCATCTTGATCCAGGGAAAACTTTGCATAGCAGACAGAATATAGCCAACAGAACAAATGTTTTGCCGCCACGAATTGCACCACCATAAAGAACAAAAGAAAACTGACCGCCCGTTACAGCTGTAATGAACTCATCCTGCTTGGGAAATGATTGAAATAAAACAATTTCCTCCGGGAGGATATCTTCATCCGATTCAAAACTAAAACTCAACCTTTTGTCCGTTAAAGATCATTACCTGTTTTGCCGCTGGCGTTTCAGGAATGCCATCATGTTTCACATTCTGGTTGTCAGCTAAGCCAAGTGTTCTGGAGATGATATTGGCATTGTAAGCGCCAACTGTAGCCCCCTCAAATTGTTGAGTGGCAATTGTGTCTTCTATACGCGAAATGACTGTAGAAAAATCTTTGTCAGCCTTTTTAAGTGACTTTTTGAATTGCCTAAAGAATGCGCTATTGCAGTTAAGATACAAGCATAGACCGCTAATCGAGTATGGTCTTGCAGTTGGAAGATGCACCATTGATTCAACAACTTCGTTGCCTTCGTTATCTTCAACAACCATTGGCTTTTTAAGCTGCTCAACTTTCATCCAAGGATTTTCATCACACCAAGAGAAATATTCGCACGCGGCATTCCAAAGCATAGTAGGAGATTTGAAAAGCTTATCCCTTCCATGCTTGCTGCGTTGTTTCCAAAATTGGTTTCCTTTAGTGGCTGCCATTACAACGAAAGTTTAAACTGTGTATCATCAGCATGAATAGAAAAGCATTTGAAACGCTCAACAATGCTCATTACTTTTTGCTTGAATGGGCGAACCACACCGTTGGAATTTGGTAGCATAGGAGCCTCAACGTACACTTTCAATGCATTTATCGTCTCTGGATTGTTAACTTGCAAAACTCTTTGCATTTCATCCCTCACCCCCACTGGCAATTTACCGGAAGCTTTACCATCTTCTTTTTTTCTCAGGTAACTCAAGGGTTGGAATAATTGGTAGCAAGTAGCAATGAAAATTAACTTTCTATTTTCTTCAGACTCATCTGCAAAACCTTCCTGCACCTGGTTGTAGATTTGCTCCACGTATTTAGGAGAAGTTAAGGTACGACGAAATTGAGTGACAATATCTCTTGCCTGCTCTGGATTGTTTTGGGAGAATACCCGCCCGATGATAATGTCTTGGTGCATAGCGTTGAATGCTGATTTACAAAGTTATTCAAATTATGCATAATTGCATA